TATGCTTTTTTAATATCCCATTACTAGGGGGAACAGATGAAACTATCAAGAAAGCATAAGGCTGCAATTAAGTCTTATTTAAGAGCAGTTGCCGCTTCAGGCATTACGGTTGCGTTGGCTATTGTGGCTGACATCCATCCTGCATACGCAACATTACTAGGCGCTATTGTCGCCCCCATTGCTAAAGCCGTTGACCCTTCTTCAGGTACTGAAGTTGACTACGGTGTCAATGCGAAATAATGGATGCTGCAAGTTGGGCTGGCTTAGCCGCCGCCGTCTCCGCCGTGCTGACATCTTTCTTTTTGGGTCTGCGTTATCTTATTAAAGGTTGGTTGTGGACTCTTACGCCAAATAGCGGTTCAAGCCTTGCAGATCGTTTAGCAAGAATTGAAACACGCCAAGAGGAACTACTGAGGATTGTCACTGATAGAAAGTAAACTTTACCTATGGCTCAAAAGAAAAAACGCAAAGTTACAAAGCGTAAAGGTAAGTATCAACACGATCAAATCATGACTCGTTTAGATGCTTACGCTATTGGCATGCGTGAGTATTACTTGAGCCTACGCAGGGCAGGTTTCCCAGTAGATCAAGCGTTAGGCATGATGGATAGAAATACTTTTCCTGAGTGGCTAATTCCTGTTGCACCGGACTTTAACCCTGTAAATCCCGACCACGACCCACACGAGGATGACGAGGACTAATTGAAAAGAATCGCTTTTGTAAGTGATCTTCAAGTTCCATTTTTTGATGAAAAGGCAGTTAAGTCAGTTGGTAAGTTTCTAGCAAAATGGAAACCTCACCGCACTATCCAAATTGGTGATGAGATTGACCTTCCTCAATTAGGCGGCTTTAATGCCGGCACAATTGATGAGATGGTTGGCAACATCCATGATGATAGAAAACTGACTCAAGAAGTATTAACCTATTTAGGTGTAACGGATGTACTAGGAAGTAACCATGGAATCAGACTTTACAGATCAATCAAGAAAAGACTCCCTTCCTTCCTCAACTTACCAGAAATGCAGTATGAGCGTTTTATGGGATATGACAAACTCCAGATCAAATTCCACCCTTTCGGGCTTGACTGGGCACACGGCTGGACAGCAGTTCATGGAGACGCTTTCCCTCTTAGCCAAGTACCTTCACAAACGGCTTTAAATGGGGCTAGAAGGCTTGGAAAGAGCGTGGTGTGTGGTCACACCCATAGACTAGGGGTTTCAGCCTTTACAGAGGCTTCTAGGGGGCAATTAGGGCGTACTGTATGGGGTGTAGAGGTTGGCAATTTAGTCGATTTAAGTTCTTCAGGCATGGCATACACCAGAGGCTACGCCAACTGGCAAACAGGCTTTGCCGTGGCTTATGTTCAAGACCGTAAAGTGCAGGTAATAACCGTGCCTATCAATCAAGATGGTTCGTTTATATTCGAAGGCAAGTTATATGGGTAGGCAGACAGAGTACGAGCCTAAAGGCATTGATGACCAAATTGATGCCTTTGATGAACTTAATTTAATATAACAAAACCGTTATACAACACGCCATAGCAACAATTGTAATTTAGCCTGTCATAGGCGACCCTTATCCTAATCAAGTAACGGACTTGATAACGGAAAGGAAAACACATGGGCTTAAAAGATGCAGGTTTATTAACAATACTTTTAACTATCATTACTTGGTTAATTGTATTGGGCTTTATGGTATGGAAAGAAAACTATTATGAACGCGCTTATTGGTCTGGGCGTAATGAAGGATGGAAAGCAAGTTTAGACCATCAGAGCAGAATACAATCCTTCAAGTCAAGGGCGGTTTTTGACTATGAAAAAGACTAATGAACTGCTCGAAGAACTGCAAATCACCCTTGCGCAAAGAGGTGATGTCTATGGAAATGCGACACTCAATCACCGTCGTATATCCGAATTATGGTCGGGTTACTTTGACAGTTACATTTCGCCTGAACAAGTGGCAATGGCAATGCTGCTCGTCAAGGTATCAAGACTCTCTCAGACCAGCGATCACGAAGATTCCATTAAAGACCTTTTAGGATATGGTCTGATATATAACCAGATAGTAAGAGAAATGAGGGGCGAAGATGGCATTTAACATTAACGACTATGAGTTAGTTGAGGTGAGACTTGGAAGGTTTATTAGTGACAATCCTGATTTTATGGTTCATACGGAGTTGTTGGAGAACTCTGAAAAACGCTTTATCGTACTTGCCAAAATTTATAGAACATGCGTGGATAGCCAGCCGGTTGCTACTGGGCTTGCTTATGAAACCATTTCTGATCGCGGTGTCAATCAAACTTCTGCATTGGAGAACTGCGAGACTTCTGCGATTGGCAGGGCGCTCGCTAACGCAGGATACGCCGCTAAAGGAAAGCGACCAAGTCAAAGCGAGATGGCTAAAGTCATTGCAGCACAAACTGAGTCAAACCCTTATGAAAAGAAGTTAGAAGAAAGACGCTACGGTTCAGCAGGAACTAGATCAGCAGCAGTTGAGGATGCTATCCGTGAAAGTTTTAAAGCGGAAAAGAAAGAGCCTGAACCTGTCGCTTGGTCTATTGGTGATGCTATTGATGCAATTGGTAGTTCAACACCTAAAGAGCCGCCGGCATGTGAGCACGGTCACATCTTGAAACAGGGCATATCAAAAGGAAAGGGCAAACCGTATTATGGTTATGTCTGCAAGAAGGGTGTTGCTGAACACGCTAAGTGGGCTTCGAGCACTGCTAATGGACATTGGTTCTTCCAAGATGAGGTGCAGCAATGAAAATGAAATATGAAGTTGGTCATGAGGTATTTGCTGAGTGTGCAAAGGCTACTTTAGAACAAGTAGATTTATTGCAAAACCTATATGAACAACATCAAGCCCACATGAGTGAACATTGGAAAGAAAATCTACTTAATGTTATTCATTTGACTCAAAGTCATGCTTCGGTTCTATTTAGCGAGATTGGTTTATAAATGGGTTATATAGCATTCATTAACGGTAAAGGTATGCAAGTAGTCATGGATGATAATGGTGTTCATCTTGAGCAATCTATTATCAAATGCGAAGTCTGCGAAGATGACAGAGTGTTTAAGGATGGTACATGTTTTAGATGCAATCAGTTAATAAATAGGGTTGACAAGCCTGAACATGCCTAGATACGATTTCAAGTGCGAGCCATGTGATCTAGAGACAGAACTCGTACTCGCTGTTGACCAACAACTGCCTCATTGCACTATATGTGGGGGAACTTTGAAGCGGTTGTGGTCAGCAGTACCAATACATTTTAAAGGGCGTGGTTGGGGCAGCAAGCCTTGAGCCAGCATAGGAAACATAGAGGTTATAGAACTCAAAAGGTAGTAGCAGAGTATTTAAAGACTTGGTATCCGTTCGCCGAGTCAACAGGTGCAGGGCGTCGAGGGAGTGACATCTTAGGTACTCCCTTTGACATAGAGGTCAAGGCAGTAACAAAATTTAGCCCTTTAGCATGGATTAAACAGATAAAAGAGCGCAAATCAGATAAACTATCGTTCATAGTATTGCGCTGCAATGGGCAGGGCGAGAAGGTTGAGGACTATGTTGTCTTGCTACCAATGGCTAAGTTCATGGAGTTGTTAAATGAACGAGCCTAGTCGGTGCGCTTGCGGTTCTTGGACTTACGATAAAGAGAACTGTAAGGTATGCGCAAAGATCAATGCCCTGAGTGTTTAAGATATAACACTAATACTGTTCAATATAACAAAGACTACTTCCATGAGTGTAATGAGTGCGGTCATGAGTGGAGTGAGGGCTATGGGTGAAATAGGATACGATCAAACTTGGCTAGACCTAGACGATATTAAATTTATGTGTGTGTGGTATAAATCACATCTCACATATTGAGACGATAGGAAAATCTATGCGTAAGAAACTTGACAAGGCTGGTATGCTTCTAGCAAGCGACGCGCCTAAAAGCGCGAACGCGAGCCGCATAAGCGGATTGCTCGCGAGTTCGTGGCTAGTAGCATTTGGGGCAGCCCTTTGCTTGATTAGCATTAAGGCGTATGAGAAAAAGATTGATTCCGTTCCAGATAAACAGATAGTGCAAATAAGCGTAAAGACTTATGCAGCACAACAGATTAAAAGCGGTAAACAATATAGTTGTCTATCTAAGTTATATGGTAAAGAAAGTGCATGGAAGCATGAGGCAGTAGGTAACCTAGGTGGTACTCACCAGACCTATGGAATACCACAACTAAAGAACAAACTAATGATTGGGTTAGACCCATATAGTCAGATTGATTATGGACTTAAATATATAAAGCACAGGTATAAGTTAGATGACAAAGGATATATCAATGCGTGTAAAGCATGGCATCACTTTAAGACTAAGGGATGGCATTGAGTAAGGACGCATTAGGTAGCGGTCAGTGGAAGTTAATCAGATTACGCGTCTTGTCT